TTTTAGCTTTTTCATACATACCTGTAGAATTTTTAAAGTCTAAAAACTCTTGTGATTTTTCATCTATTTTTTCAAAACTTAAATCCTCTATATAATCTTTTTTTTTATTATCATATATTTTTATAGGTTTTGTTGCTGACGAAATTATTTCACCTTGCTCATTTCTCTTTATATACATATTTTATCTCCTATTTATTAAAATTTATAATGCCATCCTGCTAAATTAACATAATATGCACCATTGCCACTTGCTGATGCTATTCTTAATTGACTAGATGTATCTGTTGTAAAATTATTTAAACTCACAGAAACATAGGTGTCCTGTACATTTAAAGTAGGTTTCATATTGAATAAAGAACCTGTAGCTGCTGTCGCTGTTTGATTACCTGATTGGACTAATATTTGAAATTCTCCTGAATTACTTTCAGCTAATATTGTTCCCAATGGAGTTGCTTTTATACCTAATGGCGAAGATACAGTAAAAAGACTTCCTGTTCCAGTAGATAAAGATACTGCACTTGCATCCTGAATAGATAATTTAAATTCGCAAGTTTCATTATCAATTTGATTGTACCCTAATATATTTGCACTTCCGTCTGTTAAAACAGAAAATATATGTCTATATTTAGTGTATCCTGTCGCATCAGCTAAAAGATTTGTAGCTGTCAAGGATGTATCAAAACCAGCGTCTGTAGTGCCGTCAGGTTTAGCAATTACAAATAAGTGATACCAAGTATCCACAGCAACGCTTCCAAGTCCGCTAGGAAAGCCGCCCTGATTTGTCCCTGCCGCCCATACAGCGTCAATTTGCTTTACTAATGGTGTGCTAAAATCAATATCAATACTGTTAGCCACATCTTTACATACGCCAGTATTAAATTTAATATAGTGAGCAGTATCACCGCTATCATTCTCTGTTATTATTCCGCTTATGTAGCCTCTAGGTAAAACTGATATGCTCAATTTAGGTAGTATTAAAACATCATTTGCAAGGTCGTATCTTATTTCTATATCTTCAGTAGTGGATATTTCACCGATTGCTACTTGAGTAGAGCCGTCAGCTTTAACTATATTTTTAACCCCTTGACCGTTAATATTAGCAGTAGGACTTTGAGTAGTGTTTGTGATAGAAGGTCTAAAACGGAATATCTGCCCGTCTTTATATCCTGTTATGCCTAAAAAGGGCGACACAGGCGTTAAAGTATATGCGTCTGCAATATTTGTACAGGAATAATAAGCTCCGCTTGATACATAGTTTGATATTCCTTTTGATAATTGCGAAGTGTCCGCAGTTCCTGCCGGAGTTTGTCCACTGTCTGTTACAGCTGTGTTAATCTCATCTTTTGCAGAGTTTAAAAACTCGTCATCACAGGCAGGCGGATTGTTGTTTACGAAAGTTAAGTTTTTTACTGACATTTTAGTTTCTCCTTTTTAAATATAAATAAATAATACATTTGCAGGTTTCAGCTTATTTAAAATACATTGTAAAGCTAAGCCCTGCGTATTTACTCCGAAAGGTGTAAACGGTACATCATACGGTTGTAACTCTGACGCTTCGTTTAAATTCAACCCCTCTATTATTGCTACAAACTTATTTTCAGGCGAAGAGTTTGGAATAAACGGTACGGCATAAGGCGGATAAGCAAATGTGCTTAAAGAAGTTATTGTTATACTAAACCCCAGCTTATTTGCTAAAGCCAAAAAATCAGCTTTAGTTTGTACCCCTTTTGCCGTATATTTAAGCAATATGTTTTTTTGCCTTTCTGAAATTGTATCCGCTAAAGGTAAACACTCATCGGGTAAATTTAAATCCTTTTCCCATTGCTCTAATAATAACTCTGTGTCGTCTACATATCTATTATTTACAATGCTATACAATAAATCCTTTACCCTTTTATATTCGGCCGATAAAGCATTTATGAGTTTATATAGATTTGTTGAGTTATCCCTTTTTGCATTCCAAAAATCACCGTTAGGCAAAAATTGATTTAACAAAATCCTTATTTTTTCTTTTGCTTTATTAAATAATAATTTCATTAAAATGTTACCGCTCCTAATACTGCTAATTCACCTGTGGAAATAGACACATCTCCACTAGGGCTTGATAATGTAAAACTCTCTAACTTTAGCCCTGTTTCAGTATCCACTGTATTTATAATGGCAGAGTTATAATCTAATTCTTTTACATCTTCCCCGACATTAGTTTGATTGCTAAAAAAATCCTGTAAACTTGCTGCTATAGCCGTTTTCATACTGTCAGAACTAGGGCTTATTGCAGAAAAAACAAAGTCTGTAGTTTGAGGTGTAGGAGCTGATACTATTAAATCAGCGTCATCCGTATTTGCCGGTTTAATTTCTAATAGCTTATTTTTTACTTCTGTTACCTCTTGCGAAGAGGGTATAATATTACTGTCCTCATCTCTAACAAAATAAACTGTAGTCTGCCCTAAATCAGGCGTTATCTCTTTTACCCAAACCCTTGTAACTCCACTAACTTCTTTTGCTTTTGCCTCTATTGTCGTAGCAGAAAAGTTACCATAATAGTTACCTTGTATTTCCTGTATCCTATCTCTAAAACTGTCATCACTTTCAATATCTGTACCGCCTGATATACCGTCAAATTGTACCGTTGCAGTATCATTAACATTTGCTATGGGAGTAGTTATATTTAGGACAGTTCCATTTGATAAATTTACTAACTGTCCAAAATCAGTACTTTGTAGAGTTATTCCTGCCAATAAATAGCTAGCTGTAATAGTACCGGTAGCAGGACTTGACGGAGTGCCTACCAAATCATATTTAAACTGGTTACTAGCTGTAACCTCTTTAACAGTAAAAGTGCCGTTATATTCGCTTTCATTTGCTCCTGATATTGTTACACTAAACTCATTTGCTAAATTATGAGCTGACGCAGTTGTTACGGTCGCCTCACTTCCTATCCTTGTAATGCTTGAAATATTTATAACTTCAGTAGATATTGTTTTAGTTTCCTGCGTTTCGTAAGTATCACCGTTACTATTTTGAAATTCAGTTCCTATTTGTATACTGTTACCTGTTAAACCTGTTATGGTTATTTTACCTGACGCCCTAGTAGCAGGATTTCTAACTAAATTCCAAGCAAAGCCAAACTTATCTAAAAAATCATTACTTGCGGTTTGCAAAAATAAATTATTAACAAAATTATCTATAGAACGGTAAACATCATACATTGCCCCAGCCCAAAAAAAAGTAAAAGCATTTATAACAGTATTTTTTAAAAACTCAAACAACGGTAACTCACTTTTTATATCAGCTTCCATTCTATTCTTAACTTCTTTTCTGCTACTAGGTAAATTTAAAGCCATTATTCACTCCTAAAATGTTAGTGTCAATACTTCTGTTTTTTCATTATTTATTAAAGTTATTTCTGCCTCAATTATATTAGTACTTCCATATACTAATGTTGCGTTTACATTTATATCAGTTACTACTCCGTCATCAATAAGCCACTGTAAACCTTTTCTTATATAATCAACTGCAATGTTTTTACTCTCTTCTGTAAATCGTCTTTGTTTTAATAGATATAATTTACTGCCAAACTGATGGCCTATCTTTTCATATAGCTCATTTCCCCACCATCCGCCCCTATCTTCGGCCTTTGGCACTTCGCTACTATCAGCCCTAGCATTACTAAATAAAGATGAGTTTAAAGGATTTTCTATAGTTGTATCTAATTCAAAATCACCCTTATCAGTAATGCTAAAGTCATAAATACCGTCAGTGTTTTTGGTAAATTTTATATCTATAATAGACATCTATTTATCTTTTTCCTGTTCTTTTTCAGTTTCTTTAATTTCTTTTAAAGACATTAAGTTTCCTAAAAAAGTATTTAACGAAATCTGCAAAACATTAACGACATCCCCTAATTGCTTTTCACCTATTTCATACTTTTTAACTTCTTTTACTTCCATTTTTTTATCTTCCATTTTTTACACCTCTGTTTTAATTTATACATCTATTGCTTCTGTAAATTTATCGTG